TGGTCCGTAACCTCTATGCGTAGAGGTAAGTGGCAGATTCACAATGGTGAGTGGCTTGAATCCGTGCGAGTTAACTTATCTCCTATGGGACCGTCCTATGGCGATTCCTTGGATGTGGAGCAGCTAGCAGAGCACATTAAGAAGTGGCGTCCAGCTAAGTCGACCAAAAAGTCGAACGGCTCGGGCGCTTTTTTAGTTGCTCCTAGCGACCAGCAGATCGGTAAGAAGGCAAACGGCCAAGGCACAGAGCAGTCCATTGGCAGAATTCTACAGCTAACAGAGAGTGCGGTGCATAAATTTGAAGCTTATAAAAAGATGGGTCTTTCTCTTGGGACTATATGTCTTGCGCTTCCAGGTGATCACGTCGAAGGAACTACCAGCCAAAACGGAAGACTCCAAGGACAAGCAGCCTCGGACCTCGGCGTCACGGAGCAAACGAGAGTCGCACGAAGACTATTACTGGCGCAGGTCAAAGCCTTAGCCCCTCTCGTAGACCGCATGGTCATCCCTGTGGTCAACGGAAACCACGATGAGACAACTCGTCAGGTTGTCACGGACCCAGCTGATGGTTGGAACGTCGAGATTGCATCAGCCGTTCAGGATATTTGCGCCGAGAACCCAGAGCTAGCTCACATTGAGTTTAGATACCCGAGCAGCGGCCACCAGACTCTAACTATAGACATCAGTGGCACAATGCTGGGAATGTTCCACGGCCACCAGGCTAACCAGAACAATGTTCTTAAATATCTATCCCAGCAGGCTGCCGGTCAGACTGCACTTGGTGGAGCGGACATCTGGATATCCGGGCACTTTCACAATTTCCGCACCATGGATGTCGGAGAGCGCCTCTGGGTTCAGGCTCCGACTACTGACCCGGGTAGCGAGTGGTTCCGAGATCGCGCTGGCATGGAGTCAAAGCCGGGACTACTGACTATGGTAATTGGTGGAGAGTACGAGCCTAGAGAGTTTATTAGCATTCTGGCGGTTAAGTAGTGAGATATCCAAGCTGGTTCAACATGGGAGCCATCAGGTATTTTGAAAAAAATCTATTGCAGTATTCAGAAACTCCTTTAAAGTGTCTCCAATTAGGCGCATACACCGGCGATGCAACTGAGTGGCTGTTTAGCAAAGCACTGCTGCACTCGGATTCTACCTTGATCGACGTAGATACCTGGGAAGGTTCGGATGAGCCAGAACACAAAACGTTTGATTGGGCGTCGGTAGAGAGCGTCTATCTTACCAAGCACCAAGACAAGATTGATTCTGGCAAGCTAAAAACTTTTAAAGGAACTACCGACAGCTTCTTTGAAAGCAGCGAGGGTGAGCAACTTTTTGACTTTATATATGTAGATGCTGATCATGAAGCAGCCAGCGTTCTTAAGGACGGCCTAAACTCAATCTACCGACTAAAAGTAGGCGGAATTATTGCTTTTGACGACTACGTATGGTCAGCCCGCAAGGGCGCTTGGGCAGATCCCAAGTCTGCTATTGATGCAATTTTGGTATGCTACTCTCATAAGTTTAAAGTTATAGACATAGGACTACAGGTATGGCTGCAAAAAATAGAAGACCTAAAGTAGCTGTCTACACGATTGCCTTAAACGAGAAGCAGTTTGTTGAGCGCTGGTACGAGAGCGCAAAAGAGGCTGACTATCTCTTAATTGCAGATACAGGTAGTACGGATGGTACCCGTAAAGCTGCAATTAAGCTTGGAATCAATGTTATAGACATATCTATAAAGCCTTGGCGGTTCGATGACGCAAGAAACGCGTCTCTTGCCGCGCTACCGGCTGATATTGATATTTGCGTCCAGCTAGATATGGACGAAATACTTATTGCAGGGTGGGTGCAAGAATTGCAAAAAGCCTTCGAGCAGAATCCAACCAAAATTAGATATAACTACATCTGGAACTGGAAAGATGAAGCTCAAACAATTCCAAGTTCTACTTTTGGCGCTGACAAAATCCACGCAAGGCACGGATATAGATGGAAATACCCGGTCCATGAAGCCATTGTTCCGTATGGTGGAACTGTCGAAAAGCAGGTTTGGACCCAGCTAGAGATTCATCACCACCCAGACGACACTAAGTCTAGGTCTCAGTACTTACCACTGCTAAAGTTGGCCACAGAAGAAGACCCAGGTAGCGATAGGAACGCTCACTACTACGCTAGGGAGCTGTACTTCAACGGGATGTATTCGGACGCAGCCAAGGAGTTTCGTCGCCACCTAGAGCTTCCTACAGCCGTTTGGAAGCCAGAAAGAGCTTCATCAATGCGCTATTTGGCAAAAATAGAGGAAGACGAGCGAGAGCAGTGGCTGGTCCAGGCTCACATGGAAGCACCTTGGAGACGAGAGGCGCTAGTCGAGCTAGCTCAGCACTTATATTCAGTAGAGTCATGGGCGTCATGTAAGCACTTTGCCTTAAAGGCAATCGAAATATCAGAGAAGCCCTTGGACTATCTATGCGAAGACTTTGCTTGGGGAGCGCTCCCGTGGGATCTAGCTGCTATTGCTTCATATAATTTGGGTGAATATGCATCTGCATACACTTTTGGCATGAAAGCAGCAATTTTGGAGCCAGAGAACGCCCGCCTCAAGAAAAACTTAGAGTTTTATAAGGCTAAAGCCGATCCTTCTTCTCTTTAATGGCGTGATAAGCGTCTACGGCATTAGCGCTTGTGCGACTCTGCCATGTAAATTGGCAGTTATCACATCTTACAATTCTCATTGTGGCCCAGCGGCCGCCCTCAGGTCTGTCGACTGTTGCAGTCTTTAAGTGGTCGGTTTTACATCTACAACTAGGGCATAGCGGAAATCGCTTATAGCGCATCTCTTGGCCATCCCAATTGACAGATAAGGTGTTTCTAATCTGTCCGGAATCTAGCCCTCCCCAGATGCCCCAAATTTGCTTGTTATCTAGTGCCCACTTAGCGCAGTCGCGTTTAACAGGGCAGCTATTACAAAGCTTTTTAGCTTCCCACTGCTGAGATGGTTTATTCGCAAAGAAGTTATCTATTTTGTCAAAGTTTTCTGGCTTAGAGCACTCAGCGTCTTCATGCCAGTCCGGTGAATCAAAAAACATATGGAACCTCGACGTACGTAGCGTCCCAGTCGTAAGATTCGTCGTCTAGATCGCAGTAGATGGGCAGATCTAAATCAGGATCTTCAGCACAGTAACCAGCAAGAGTTATAGACGCATCATCAATCATTCTGAAAGATTCGCCTAAAGAAGAGCAGATGCCCTCTCTTTGGATAGTCGTAGCTAAGTCTTTACGTAGCTCTTTATCAGAGTCTAGGTCAAAATGTCCAGTTATATAGAAAACTACAGAATCAGAGTGAAAAGTGCGCGGAAAGTCGTCGCCCTCCCAAGTGAGCCACTCGGTTTTAGATATTTTTCTTGTACGCATCTTAAGTAGAATTTAATCTACTTAAGGGGCAACCTTACCGTAAATTACAAAATTACTCTACTGGCCAGATATAGTCGTACGAGGCAGGTCTGGTGCCTGAATCTTCTGGCCAACCAAACTGGCTGTACCACTCGTAGTGCTTGCTCAGTAGAGCCCTGCGGTGGCTGGACGCTATTTCGCTGAAATAGCCAGAGTCTTTCATCCAAGGAGGCAACTGGGTGGAGTGCTTAATCTTGCCTAGCTTAACTGCCTGAATGTATGTGGTCACCGCTTTAAGCGCGATCGTAGACTTGTAGCCACGGCGTTCCCACTCGCGGACCATAGACAGAATATATAGGGTGAGGGCACCCTCGTAACCACGCCACATCTTGACAGCAGGGTGGTTTACCCAGCCTTTCGGGACGCGGTGGTTGCCCTGAGGGTCCAGCTCTGTCAGAGTCATAAGAATCTGCCAACCCTCTAGTGCTTGCTTATTTAGTCGAGCTCGGTCAAGAACCTTCGCGGTATCTGCCGATCCAATTAACGGTACAAATGTTTGCATGACTATAAAGTAGCAGTTATGTTTCAGTTTGTCAAATTAAAAACCAAAAGGCTTTGCTGTGCTCTGTTTTACGGAACCAAAAGCAGTAACTTGAAAGACTTTAGAGGCTACAGTTTCCTCAATTTCGGAAACAGTCTCTGCCTCGGGGTATGAAATCTTAAGCTCTACCGAAACTCTATCTTCTAGCTCAGATTCTTCGATCCCGAGAAACTCACAGATTTGCTTTGTTGCGATAGTCTTGGCCTCTTCTAGGTTAGATGCTACTAGTTTCAGTTCAAAACTTGTTCTCATTAGGCTTTCCTGATTCGCTTCTCTAGCTTATATGGAGAATAGTGGACGCCCTTAAGTTCAGGAGACTTGCCATCAGTACTGTTTACGATGATGTCTCCGTACCGAACAGCAACAATTACGCCCTTACGACCATTGTGAATAGGACCTAGCTTGTCGGTGTATGCGTCAGCCTTGACTCGAATCACATCTCCAACGACGATTTGACCAGGCTGGACAGGGATCCAAGTGTAGTCATCCTCGTTTTCTTCAACCTTTAGAACGTGACCCAGTGCGAGCTTAGGGAACACAGTTAGAACTTCTTCAGACATCTTCTCGCTTAGCTCCGGAAGTTCACTCCAAGCCTCGAGCAGCTTGAGGATTGCTTTTCCGGATCCAACTTTGACCTTGGCAGCCTCTAGCTGCTCCATGATCCACTTCTTATCAATTTCTGGCATTTTTACCTCTCTAGGTTAGATTCTATCAAAAGATTTCTAAGGTGCTCTTGACTTTCAAGTTTTGTAGGAATAGCAGCTAGATATGAATACCTCTGCTGAGCTGCAATAGACGCCCGTTCAGCCGGCGTCATATCCTCTATCTGGTAGCCAAGCTTGCCCCATGACTGGTCAAAGGCAATTGTGTCCTGCCACTGAGTTACAACGGGGGTGCCACTATTTAGGGCTTGAAATAGCGTGTAGTTCCACCAAGTACCAACCTCGCGGTCTTGCGGCGGAATAATTAGACCTACGGAGTTTTCTATGTTTGCAAGTATTCCCTCGTCCGTTGCACTTCGCTTAGGCTTATTAGGGCTAATGGGGAAAGACAATCCCGCCTCGACCTTTTCTAGCCACGAGCTTTTCATGTTCTCGGCTGCCCAGTAGTCCGATCTGCCAATTCTAGGTAGTTCTGGCCCGATAAGAGTAGAGTCTAGATTGACGCCAACAATACGATTTTCTGGGATAAAACTTAGTAGTGTTTTGACTTTCTGACCTGAGCCCCATGGTAATCGAGGGTAGATAGTCTTAGGCCACGGTGAGTCGGTCATGTGAGCTACTAGTGTTTCTAGAAATTTAGGATTTGCCACTGCCCGAGAGTACTCGGCACGCTTTGAGTAGAAAGAACCCAAAAGGATTTGATAGTCGCGTTTTAGTGCCTCAAAGCTGTTCTTGTACTGCCACATCTGAGCGCCATCAGCAACCAGAATAAGCTTAGGAGATGTGAACATTTGGCTCAGCAGGTTTAAAGCCGGGTAAAGCTTGTTTGCGCTCAAAGACGTGGGTGGCGTTAGGCCAAAAAAGATGTAATCAAACTTGTCGAGATCTTCACGGGTCCAAGAAAACTTAGGCGAATCCCACACCACCTCAGCAAACTCCGAGGCTAGGTCTGACAGTGCCACAAAGAAGCTTGTATTCTTGGGCTTAGTGCAGTGGCTGGACGCCATTCCTGTAAACAGAATTCTCATGATTGTCCTCTATAGGAGAGGGCCCTGACATTTCTGCCAAGGCCCTCTTCTTATTTAGAATGGGGTGTCTGCAGTGCTTACTGGAGACGCTGGTGCTGGAGCAGGAGCTGGAGCCGGTGCTGGAGCAGGAGCTGGAGCAACTGGAGCAGCTGCTGATACTGCCTGAGCAGCGTCTGCTGCAGGGTAGTAACGCTTGATCTCGTTGCTCTTGTTTCCGTTGTAGGTACGGGTACCTAGAGTTGCACGGAAGGAGCGACCGAGTAGCGCCTGCTCAATCTGAGCAGGGGTAGGGTTTGCATCCCAGAAACTCTTACCAACACCAAGAATTGCGCTACCCTTCATGAAGAACATGTTCATGGCCTTCGGGTTCTCTGGAGTGATAACTAGCTGGTCCCAGACGCGACGGCGGTCAAACGCGCCACCCTGAACCTCGGTAGTGATCTTGAACATCAACTTGCCAGTAGATGTGGTGGTTGCCGATGATTCGATAACCTTCAACTCGTAGTCACCATCTGGTAGTGGCTCGTAGTTGGTAGGAGTTGCTGCGCTACCCGCCTTGGCGTATAGCTCGGAGAAATTGACAGTTGTCATAGTTTAATTTTCCTTAGTTAGTTTTCTTGTTTGCTGCTTCTGTCTTCTTCTCACCGAAGACAATGTCAAGCATGCGTTCTACACCGAGATCGCCCTGCTCAACAATCTTACCTAGACGACCCTGGACGCGCTCTCCAGCCTCGTACTCTGGGGTGCGCTCAACATACATGCGCCTTACCTTGTACGGTGCCTGCAGTGGGTCTGGATTTGGCATCGTCTCCACTGTAATTGCGCCTAGGATGTCGTAGAAATAGGGGGCCTGAATTGCTAGCTGGCCCTGTAGGTAAGGACGGTATACGCCATCCTGCCCCTTACGTGCCATAGCAGTCAAGATTACAGCCTCTAGCGGCTGCGTGGGGTGCATGGTTAGGTCACGAAGGTCACGAAGTAGTGCACCCATGTGGCGAAGTAGCTCGCCCCACTGCTGCATCTTCATCTGCTCTGTGCCTGCAATGTTGTCCATGCACTTGACCTGAAGCTCCGAAATGGAGTCAATAATCAAGGACTTGAACTGGTGCTTACCGGACTGAAGCCACTGGAACGTCTTCATAACGACGTCGTACTCGCGAACCTGGACCACAACTGTGTCCCAGGTGCCGTCAGCCAGTGGTGGCTCTTCGGTCATTGGGTTCCAATACTTAACGTTGATCGGGAGGAAGCGGTGTCCACCCTCAACGTCGAGCATTAGGCGTGGGTAAGGTGCTGTTACAGCAAAAGTCGACTTACCGACCTTTGACTCGCCATAAACCATAATTGTTAAGCTGCGGTCAACTGCATTAGCCATCTTTACTCACTTCCTTTCTCTTCTGTAATTCCGTAGTAACCGTATGGGTCGGATGACACAAACGCATCGCTCAGAGCGGCCTCTGCTGCCGAGCCGTCGTCAAACAGCGGGCAGATAGCGAAGAATTGACACTTCCACTTGCAATCTTTGCTTGGTTTAGGGTAGACGTGCTTGTAGTGACTCTCTCCAACATCCAACGCGTCACGAACGCGCAGCATGTCCTCGAGGGTGCCTTCTAGCTGTTCTAAAAAGGCACGAAGTGCAAACCTATTGTGGCGAACTTCAATCTGGTCATAGAACGGTGGCTTAGCATAAGCACCGCGCTTAACCTTACGAAGCATGGTAAAGATTGCTCCGTCGGTTCGAGTTCCGTCTTCTTTGTCCTGGACCTCATCTAGGAGCATATAAGTCTTTACCTGCTCATTCATGTGAGCCATAGCGCCGAAGTCAGCAAACGAGCCACCAACAGTCTTGAAGTCACGGATCATACGAGCACCGTCAATCTTACGGCGGACACGCATATCGATCTTACCCTGAAGAATAACCTTGCCGTCCATCATTGGACGCTCAAGGATTTCTTCCGTGGAGATCATCTCAAGCTCTGCGTCGATGCCTTCGTGCTCAACCCACTCGAGGTAGCCCTCAAGCATGATTCGACCTAGATCAGCATCAGCCTCTAGACCAGAAGTGTCTCTGTAATCATCATTAAGCTTCTTCATATCCTCTTTAACTAGGTCAGCGTGTGCCTCTAGTAGGTCTTGCCCGGTCGAGTAGTGCCTGTCTAGAGCCTCGTGAATCCTAGAACCTAGAGCTAGTGCTCCAGTAAATTCTGTGACCTTAGGACGCAACCTACGGTAGTACGTGAGCCACCATCTACGACGGCAGTCCTTAAAAGTCTGAATCTCCGAGTTAGAGATTCTGATTGGATCTGTCATTACAGTCCCTTCTTATTGTCATTAAGCATCTTTAGTAGCTGGTTCTTGTCGCGAACAATCTGCTCAAAGTTCTCAGCTTTGCCATCTAGAGCTTCAATAACACGCTCTTCGATGGTTCCCTCGGTCACATAATCAGTAATGAGAATCGAATCGTGAATCTCAGAGCCAATGCGGTGAACTCGGTCCAAGGCCTGCTTGTAGTCAACAAGGGACCATGGTCTCTGAAGCATAACAAGTCTTCTTGCAGTTGTCAAGGTAACTCCAACACCACCAGCCTGAGCGGTGAAAAGAATCCACTTAGTACGGCCAGCTTGGAAATCGTCAATAGCCTTCTGACGCTCATCACCAGACTGAGCACCAGTAATCAAACCGTGAGCAATCTTTTCTTTGGTGAGCCTAGCGCTAAGGATTTCGATTAGCTGACGCGACACGGCACAAACTGCTACCGAGTCTTCGCCAAAGTCGCCGTTTTCGATGTCATCCATAAGTGCGTCTACCTTACAAGAAGGGTCTGACAATAACATCTTTTCTTTACCGTCCACAAGCTCCATAGTTCCATATGAGCTAGAGAACTGCAACAGCCTCATGGTCTGAGTCAGCGGGTTGGGGGCAACAATGATCTCGGTTTCACCCTGCTCGTACGCTTCTTGGAATCTTTCCTCTGGAGTCTTATCCAACTCGGCAATCATATTCTCGAGCATCTGCTTGTAGGCTTTAGCCTGCTTCGCACCCATCTCGACGTCCCTACGGTCGTTGATGACCTCTGGTAGCCATGGGAGTACTCGCTGCTTCAGCATACGACGCATACGTGGGTGGATACCAGCGTAGAACTCAGACTCCATAGCAGGCTTGAGACCAAGAATCATAAGACCGCCAAACGCGTTCATCATTGTATTGACGTAGCGGTCTAGCCACTTAGTCTTGCTTGGCCACTCTTTCTCGTCTAGCCAGTGCAAAATAGGCCAAAGGTCAACAACAGTGTTAGCAATCGGAGTTCCAGTTAGTGCA